TGAAAAACCAGTTGACAAAAATAAAAGCGGATTTTGATGCCGCTTTGAAAGATAAAGCCGATTTGCAGGGAAAAATTGATATTCTTACAAAAGAGGAAGAAAAAGACAACCCCGTTCACGTAAAATTACAAGGACAAGGAGTGAAAACAGCATTCAAACCCAACATGAGTTTAGTGCACAATCGCGTGATTGATGCCTATTTCAAAGGCGATGTTTCGGCCATGTATTCAACAGATACAACCATCGACACATCGGAACTTCAGGCCGAATTTGGCAAGTATGTTTCTTCTGAGAAACTTGAGATCCTGCGTAAGATCACCAACGATCTGACTTGTACCGACCACATGACCACGGTTGTAACCGATAAATCAGAATGGCGCGCATCGCAAGCCGAAATAGATTCTGTTTTGCAACAATTTGTTCCATATTGGACGCCGACAGGTAAAGTAAAATTCTCACCCATCACAATCAAGAATTTCATTCTTAAAGTTAACCAGCCGATTAAGCCGGCCGATATCATTGACCAATACATCGGTTATTTGTATGATGAGAATTTAACACCGGACAAAATGCCGATTGTTAAATACATTGTTGACGGTTTGATTCTTCCTAAACTTTCAGAAGATTTGGAAACTGCCATGGCTATTGGTGACTTCAAGGAATTCGTTCCAGCCGGTGACGGAACTGCAGCCCCTGAAACCGCTGTTGTTGATAGCATGGACGGATACCTGACTATCCTGAAAGACTTGAAAGCCGCAGCTGATGCAAGCGTTACCTGGTTACTTGATGGTGTTACACTGACCGCTGAGAATATTGTTGCTTCCGTTGAATCGGCCGTTGATGCAGTTGCACCCAAATATCGGAATAAACGGATGGCTATACATGCCGATCCAGACCTGATCCGCATGTACAATCGTGCTTACCAGACGAAATATCCAAACACGAAAAACGAGGACAAAAACGAAAACCGTGTGGATTTCACCAACTTCTATTTTGTGCCAATGGAAGGGATGATAGGAAGCAAAGCTTTCTTCCTAACACCGAAAGTGAATTTCAAACACCTGATGAGTCGAGATCATCGCGAGGCAAAAGTTTACATGCAAGTGCAGAACTACGATGTGAAAGTATTTATTGAATTCCGAAAAGGAACCGGATTTGCGATGAAAGAAGCAATTTTTGCTTATTTGCCACCTGAAGCTGAGCCCGGTGCGTAAACAATGAATAACCGGAAGGAGTTTTACCCCTTTCGGTTTCATAAACCTATTTTATTCACTCTAAAAATTTATAACTATGCCATATTCATTAGTTTCTGTACCGAAAAAAAATCCTAACCAAGGCAGACCTACACCGAAGAAATTCTACGTGATCCTGTTCCGCTGGGAAGATGTTGCGAGCTATGAGCGCGACGACAAAGGCGTAAACGTTACTACGTTCGCGATGAAAGAAGGGAAAACCCCTATTGCTGTTTACGCATCCAATAAATCCATTCACCCGTACCATGAAACAAGCGGTGACGACGGAAGCAAAGGCTTCCTGCATCACGTGGATTTCGAAAGTCCTGGTAACGAACTGGAAATGGATGAACTGGTAGAAAACATTGTAAACGAAGAATTGGGAGCGATAACTGTTGCTTGCGGTACCGGTAAATGCCGGATTGCCGGAACTCCGTGTTCACCATTGGTACTGTCAGATACGACACAAGACAATGCCGAAGCTTCCAAGCATACCATTCAGCTTGTTTCTCAAATGATTGGCCCGGCTTTGGGACACATTGCCAAGAATCTGATTCCGGTCACGGATAACGCAGATTTAAACACATATCTTGAATTAACAGTTCCCGCTGATCCTGGTGTGTAGGTTATTTTCATATTCCTGAAAACCGCCCATTGTGGCGGTTTTTTTATGTCCTTTTATTTTCGGGTTTGCAATTGCAAATTTGTAACGCAATTTAATTTTATAAAATTATTTTCTCATGAGTAAAAAAGAAACAAAAAAGACAGTTAAAAACGTGGAAATTTCTGAACCGGAAGTAATTCAGAAAATAAATGAAACGCCTGAAGTGAATGAAACACCTGAATTGAATGATACGCTTGCAAGTGGTTTTATTTCTGAATATAAAAAACATTTGCCTATTATTATGCTCGTTGCACACAATTCAAAATTTGCAGAAGTGGCAAGTAAAAACTTTGTAGAAAACTTCAATGAAGACATTGAAGCTTTGGTTGTAAGATACCCCAGCGAAGATAAATCAGTTTTCGATTTGCTTCTTGAACTGATTGCCGACTACGAAACCGAAAAAATTATCCTTTTGGATAATATTATTTCCGTTTCGCCATTCACCATGGCAGATTTAGAAGTGCTTAAAGCGCAACCCCGTGTAAGCCTGAATGACAAAACAATCCGCGTGCTGAAAGACAGCAACCTACCTGTTACAGACTTCCGCACGAAAACGCCGGTTGTTTTGGAAAGAAGCAAAATTGTTCAGCTTATTGAAGAAAATCAGAGCGTTGATTTTAACGAAGTAGATTTCTTAAGCGTGTATTTCAATCGTTTTTTCAGTCAATTCAAACCAATTCTCACAGATTGGCAAAACGACAGCTTCACGCTTCCTGTTGTTAGCGAAAAGCCGTCGCACGACGTGCTGAAAGCGCAATTGCAAAGAAAGCGTTGGTTTGCCGTTTCGGCTAAATCGCTGGATGCCGTTCTGGATTTTTTCAATGAAATTGCCGACGCAAAAGAATGAAAGAAGAAATTCAATCGTGGATCAATTCAGGAGCCAACGTTTTTGAAGGCGTGATGTTGCTGGAAAAGTATTGTTCTGATCTGATTTTCGTGCGGCTTGTTAAAACAAACCCCGCGAAATTCAGATCGAAGATCTTCGCCAGGTTAAGCAACTTGTCCGGATTGAACATTAAACCAAAAACGGCAAAAAAGGATTCGCACCGAAAGACAATCGCTTTCCGCGACGAATTTCCTTTTTTGAACGCTCCGAATTGCCCGATTGAATTAAAGGCGCTGGTTACCGATAAATTCTCTTCGTTTTACCAGTACCGGCAACTTCATGAAAAACTCTTCTCGGTGGCATCGCTCGAAGAATGCGCCGAAACCGCCAACCAACTGATGAGTAATTATCACGAAAACCGGATGATATATGCAGAGCTTGACCACTACAAAAAATACGGAAGGGTATTGGGTAATCATCCCGTTTTCGCTCATTACCGAAAAATGGAAGGTATTCGCCAACTAAGTGTTCGCGAATTGGTAAAAAAAGAAATTGCGCTTAATCACAACATCTGGAGAATTGAGTCTGAATTGAAAAAAGAAGATAAACCACACCTGGAGAATGAACGAAAAAACAGATTGAAAGAAAAACAGGCCGAACTGGCTGAAGTGCAACGATTGCTTTCATGAACAAATATTTCCGGCTCGATGATATCGAAAACAAAAAACGTTACGCGAAACATTTCTCAGCACGCTTTGAGCGTATCGAAACAATTCGCTTAAACAATCTGAAGGACCTTATCGGACGATTACCGGAAGAAAATGAGTTCTTTTTTATTGAAACCCGCAAAAGCGTGAGCGCTTTTACATTTATTCCGTACGTGATTAATAACGCCGGAAGGATAAATAACTTGTTTATTGCAACTTATTCCATAAACTCGCGCATCATTAACGCCTTATGCCGGTTTCAGGACAAAGGGCTGCTGGCGAACGTGGATATTGAGATCGGAGAATCGATAAAATACAGAAGCGTATCCACGCATAGGCTTCTTGAACAAATGGTTGCCGAACGAAACTGGTTAATAACTTATGCCTGGACGCACCGGAAAATTTCCTGCATGGCAACCGATATCGGTAAATTCGTTTCGGAAGGTTCCGGAAACTTTGGGGAAAACGCACAAATAGAACAATATTTATTTTACAAATCTGAAAAATTATATGAGTTCAGAAATCATAAAGCAGGCAACTTGGGACGATAGAAACGCACCGGACTGGATGAGTAAAATTAACTGGCAGGAATATGAAAAACTTGCTTTTATCGGATATACGCCTGAAAAATTGGCTATGTTTTATAACATAAACAAACACGAATTCATGTACTATTTCATGCAGATTGAAAGTGTACTTAAATATCATTATGATCGTGGTGTGCTATTTTACCAGGCAAAAGACGGCATTGATATGGTTACAGATGCTGCAGACAATGCTACACAGGCCCAACGGCTCGATAAATTGCGTCGTCAGGTTGAATTCGAAAAAATGAAAAACGAAGTAATCTATGGCGGATTTTAAAAAGTCGTATTTCAATGAACTGCAAGACTACATCCAGGGAGGAAGTAAAGAAGAGTTATCGAAAACAGCACAGGAATACCTGGATGCTCTTTACTTGCTGAATAATCTTCGCAGGAAGTACGGCAAGGAAAATGCTATTTCCTTTATTCAAAAACCGCCGTTAAACATAACTTACCGTCGCGCCAGGCTTATGTTCGATGAAGCCGTTAATTTGTTTTATGCGGATGACGGAATCGAAAAACAAGCGTTACGAAACTTGTTTTACGAAGAATTCAACAGTGCTGCTCAGGTTGTATTGCTAACTGCAAAAGATTCCAAGGACATGGAAGTGTACGGGGACCTGAAAATGAAAGCGTATAAAGCAAAAGAACTCGATGTTCCCGAGCCGCCAAAGGTACCTGAAGAACTTTACAAAAAACCCAATAAGATTTACACGCTGGAGCCTAAACATATTAAACTGGAACGTGCCAACCGTGATTTACTGGCCGCACGAATTGATAATATGGAAATTCCTAATAGCGAAAAAACACGCCTTCGTATGGAAGCTGAAATTGAAGATATTGACTTTATAGAATTGTTTGATGAGCAGGAAAAGAAAACCAAAGCTGAGTAATGAAACGATAGAAGTGCGCTATTCGAATTGGCTAGCCCAAATGCTTGCCATAATGATGCCGCGCATACTGGCGCTCATTGCCGGACGGGGGACCTCTAAAACAGTGGATATTCAGGTAGAGCGCATCCAGGAAGCCGTTTATGACTGTCCTGGAGCACCGTTCGGCTTCGTTTCAGACACGTATACCAACCTTCACAAGAATATAATCCCGTCAATGCTTGAGGGCCTAAGACTCAAAGGATGGGAGGAAGATATCCACTATGTGATTAACAAGCGTCCACCCGATGAATGGGAAAAAAAGATGTACAACAAAGTTACATCTTGGAAACATACTATGGTTTTTTTTACCGGATTCAACTTCACATTTATTTCTTTGGACCGTCCGGCCATCGGAGCGGGTAATTCTTATGTCGGTTTATTCGGCGATGAAGTTAAATACTTTTCTGAAAAATCAATTGCCAATATTATGAAAGCCGTTCGTGGCTATAAGGCAAAGTTTGGGGAATCTCCGTTCTACAGGAGCATATCATTTACAACTGATATGCCTGATCCAAATAATATCGGGGAATCATCATGGATCTTTAACCTGGCTAAACAGAACGACAAGCAAAAGATCCTCGATTTACTAAATTGCGGATTTATTTTTAATGAAGTCAAGAAAGAATATGTTTCTGCTTTGAACTCCGGAAACAAAAAAGAAACATTATTGGCTGAACGAAACATGAAGCGTTGGGAAGATCGTTGGAAGAAGCTTCGCAAACAAACGTCATTCTTTTGGATTGCTAGTTCGTTCGTCAATGCTGATATACTTTCAAACGAATGGTTTGACGACGAATTTAGTGCAGGCTTGGAAGGCGTTAACGCTTCTATTCTTTCCATCATACCGAAACTTTCGGCCGCAGCAAGATTTTACGCTGCTTTGTCGGAAAAACATTTCTATAATGATGGGATTAATTATGACTACATCGATACCCTACCCTTCGGATCCGAGACTGACTGTAGGGAATTAAAGTACCTCGATAGTCGTATGGCTATTGAAGCCGGGCTTGATGTCGGTAATACACTTTGGTTATTGCTCTCACAAACCAAAATGAATACCATCCGGATAATGAAGGAGCTGTACACCTTACCACCGGACTACATCCGCCAGTTGGCAGATCAGTTTCTAAAATACTTTAAGCCTCATGGTCATAAACGCATGAAGCTTTATTATGACCGTGCAGCAAATAGCTATAGCAAAGTAAAACAAGACGTTGCTTCGCAACTTAAAAAAGCCATCGAAATCGACGCAGAAGGCAAACGTACTGGTTGGACGGTCCAGCTCATGTCCATTGGCCAGGGAAATATCAGCAGCAACGCCGAATACAATTTCATGATGGAATTAATGACCGGAAGAAACAAAGATCTGCCTAAACTTTTAATTGACCGGAATACTTGTCCATACCTTAAAACGCAAATGGAGAATACTAAGACGAAGGTTAAACAACGTCGTAATGGAACATCGGAGATTGTGAAGGAAAAGAAAACAGACAGTCTTCCTACAAATCGTTTATTGAAAGAATCTACAAACTTCACGGATGCATTCAAGTATCTGCTTTGCAGAAAAACATTAATGAGATTGGTTAACAGGCCAAATACAGCTACTTCTCTATCCCCTAAATCGAATTAATTTGTAGGTAGGATTTCCTAAACAAAAGATGCGTGCCAGGTGGGAACTTTTC